GTGAAGGTGGTGTAGTCGCCGCCTCCCCCGGCGTCAATCGTTTTGGTAATGATGGTCGGCATCAGGCGTCACCGTCCTTGTCAACGCACAGGGAGGCCTCGAACTCGGCCCAGGTGAACTTCTGGTCCTCGGGGGCGTCCTCAAGGGTACGGAAGGTCTTGCAGGTCTCAGCGACTTCTGCGGGGAGGACGCAGCAGAACTTACGCTTGGCGACCAGGACCTCTTCTTCGCCCTCGCCAGTCGTGCGGGGGGTCCGGAGCATCATGGTCTCCATGCAAGTCTTGTCGGTGATGTAGATGAAGGACCAGTGGCCCCCCTCGTTGGCTTCGACGGCCCGACCGGGGCTCAGTCCGGCCTCCATGCAGTCCACGATGTCGTGGTCCTCGTAGGTGAGCTTGCCGCCGGGGGTTGAGATTAGAAGGAGCGTTCCAGGAGTAGTGTGTTTCATATGAATAAGTGGTTATCCGGTTGATCGGTCCGGGTTCAACAGGGGACGAGACCCCTGCGTGTAAGGTGGGACCCCCACCCGAAGTGGGCGGGGGTCTGCCGGGGGATTAGCCCAGCGGTAGACAGATCACCTCCGTCAGGGGACATCGGACACAATTTCAGCAACTGTCATGTTTACCATCGTTAGGTCGGCTGTACCCGGACCATCCGAAAGGGTGGGAAAGGAGTCGCCGTCCCCCATTCTCCACCAGTTAGTCGGTGAGAGGCTTGTGAGGTCTTGTGTGGAACCTCCGTTGTAGATGTTGGCGATGTCCTGCGCCTCATCTGTGCCCCAGAGGGCCAGCTCGTCGATCTTCGCACCGTTTCGTAGGTAGTCGTTGCCGCCCATACGCTTGCCGATCTGAAAGGCCTCGGTAGTGAGACCGGAGGACCAGCCGTAGTTACCTTCGCTGTTGGTGGTAGTCTGTATGACACCATCTACGGCCACAGTGAACCGTCCGTAGTAGCTGTTCACTGAGCCCGAAGCCGCTCCGGTGGTGCCCCCGTCGTAGGAGATGAGAACGTGCTTCCACGCGCTCATGGACAGCACGTTGGTCGGGGTCCTGAGTCGGAGGTAGTTGTTCTTAGAACCATACTCAAGGTAGAGGGCCTGCTCGCTTCCTTTGTAGTATACCCAAACATGACCCTCGTTGTCGTGGTCGTCGCCCCCGGCGTAGATGATGGTCTGTTTGGACCCGCCGCTGTGGGTGCCCGTCTTGATCCAGAAGGAGATGGTCCACTCGTCCGAAGCGCCGGACCCGTTAGAACTTCTGTCGAAGACGGCGGGCTTATCTCCGCTGGCCTGCGCGAGGTCGCTGGAGCTGAAGGATACGCTCTTGGTGTCGTTGAAGGCCGGGGCCTCCACCGTGAGCACAACGGTCTCACTGTCTTCACCGAAGTAGTTGATGGCCTTCGCCGTGATGTTGTAGGTCCCTTGCGCCAGACCCGTCCCGCCAACCAAACGCCGCACGTTTCCGTTCACGGTCACCACGCCGGACGGAAGGCCGGACCACTCGTAACCCACGGCCCGGTCTGCGGTCAGCTCGTAGTTGAGCGTCTCGCCCTCAACGATGGAGACCGCCAGTGTGGATGTGATGCTAGGCGCCAGGTTCTGCGAGGATCCCGTGGAACTGAACAGGGTGTTCAGTTCGACAACAGCATCTGAAAGCGTCTGGGAGACGAGAGCTCCGTCAATGTAGGCGTTGCTCAGAAGCAGACCCTCGTACAGAGACCGCCCGGTGGTGTGGGTGACAATGTTGATTGTCCCGCCGTCCCCTTCGGTAGCCTGGATCGAGTAGGTGCCGAAGGAGTCGCCGTTATTCAACAGCACCGTTGAGCCGTCGGGACTGATCGTGAAGTCCAGTGTGTCGTCTGGCCCCAGCAGGAACACACCTGTGTTACCTAGGACGTTGGCCTGGCTGGTGATGTAGTCCGCGGCACCTTGCGCCGTGGAGAATGAAACCCCATCGGCGTCGAGGAACTCCGTGTACGGGATCTGATAGAACTCGTAAACCGTGGACCCCTCGGTAACTGTACGAACGTCATTTACTACGTTAATGGTCGCGGGTTTCTCCGAGTCCACTTCGCCGCTCAAGCAGGCGTTCCAGTAGACGGGGTTTGTAGAACCCTCAAACACAACGCAGTTTCCTGCATCGTTTCGGATAACTTTAATGCTCATCGTGAGATATTGGTGAGGCAGGTCAGGGGCTCAACCAGGACCTGGTTGTCTGCCCGGATCGCCGGGAGGGCGCGGGCATTGACATCCTCGTCGCTGGCGAAGTAGGCCGTGATGATGGGGCGGTTCAGATAGGCCTTTCCAACCGTTCCGGTGCCGAAGAACAGGGGCGTCCCGGTCAGCGGGAAGGTGAAGGTGACGTTATCGTCCTCGTCCCGCGTTGCCCAGATAAGGCAAATCTCAACCGTGGTGTTCTGGACCTGCGGGGTGATAGTGAAGTCGAACCGGAACTGGAGGAAATCTCCAGCCCGGCACCCGCTGAAGTCCAGGGACCCGCCAGCGGCTGTGTAGTCCACCGTGCCGAACTGGGCGTCAGACACGGATCCGGCGGCTGAGAGCGCCGTGTCGTCGTAACTGAAGAGGCCGTCCACTGTGGCGGGCAGGTACAGGCCACCGAAGAGGCCCTTGGTCTGATCGAACTCTGGGCTGGTCTCTCCCCAGTATTCGTTGTCAAACTCGGCCTGTTTGGCGCTGGTGAAACCGAAGCGCCTCCACGTTCCCGCAGAGGCCTCTTGAGCTGTGTAGCTCACAGGCACACCAGGGTTCTGGCGATCCGCGAAACCTCCGGTGAACTCGTAGCCACCGTCCGAAGTCTCGTCGGTGTCTACCAGCGTGTCATAGAGATCGGCGCGGGCTCCTAGCGAAGAGCGCCACCATGTGGCTATATCTCTGGGTGCTGTCATATGGTCAGTTGTTCAAATTTGGACTTGATGTAAGTAACCTCGGGTCCCAGCGGGTCCAACCCACCGAGATCGACCTCTCGGATCGCTTCATTCTTGTCGAGTGCAGTGACGTAGCAATAGAGTAGGGCCTCCAGGAGGGTCGCGTAGTTGCCTTTCTCAGCCCACTTCTCTTGTTCAAGGTCCTGTACCTTGTCGTAGCTGGGCGTGCCACGCTTGCGGTTGCCTCGGTTCTCGTAGCTTCGGGCGTACACCGCGAACTGCCCTGAGGGCTTGAGGCCCACGCGGAGGGCGTATGTCTGTCGGGGGTTCCAGGTCATAAGGAGAAGGGATCTGCGCCGAAGGCGGATGTGGGAGCCCCGTGGTGGAGCCAGGAGTGGTTGGTCTGTTGAGGGGTGCCTGCCAGGGTGTCCCATTCGGCCTCGGCGCGTGCGCGGAGCTCTGCTTGGGCGTCCAGCAGGATGGTGGCGTTAAAGTGACCCACGGCCAGCGCCAGACAGTCCAGGCGGTCGTCGTGGGCAAGGCACTGCTTCTCAGCAGTCAGGTGGGTCATCTGGAAGAATAGTTGGCGGTCCCGCTGGCGCTCCAGGGAGTCCTCAGAGTGCGGCACGCGGTCGGAGGAGAGCACGCTCTCATGTACCACCAGGCGGTGGCCCTCAATCACGGGGGCCAGGGTGTCGATGATCCGCTGCTCCTTCATCTGGGAGTTGCGGACCTCTTCAATCGAGCAGGGGTAGATGCGGTTGAGCACGGGCTTGAGGAGTTGCGAGAACATCCCGTCCCCGAAGTTGCTCTCCACCACGATCTTCTGGGCACGCACGCGGGCGCACTCACGGGCGATGGCTTCGAGGGTGTCCTCGCTGTAGCCGCTGAGGAGACCAAAGCATCGGTGGAGGAACAGTTGTCCTCCCAGGGAACTCATGGAGACCACAGCGGTCTCATCGCGGCCCCGTGCGGACGGGTCAACCGCCACGATGGTCTGGTCGAACTTGGCGTACTCCCCGATCTCGTCCCCGGCGCTGTAGAAGCCGTCCCCGTGCATACCCACGTTAGGATGCTCCTTCAGGCGGTACATCGGGTGGTTGCTGTGGACGTAGACCTCTCGGGCCTTGTCCGCAGGGAACGAGGCGACCATGAGGTCCTTGGTCTTCAGGGGGAACTTCTCGGCATCGCTGAGGGCCGTGGAGAGCATGAACTGGAGCATGAAGCCCAGCGTGCCGTAGGAGAGCCGACGCTCCGCGATGTCGTGCTTGGGGAAGCGTGAGGGCTCCACGGAGGTGCCGGGGGCCTCCCCGTCGTCGATCATCTTCTGGACCATCGGGGCGAGGTTGCCCCGGTACCCCTCGGCGGTGTGCTCCTCGGGGACCTCGATGGGCCACACGCGGGTGCGGTAGCCACGCTCCTCAAGGGTCGCATAGATCGTCTCCATGCTCTGGGGTGTCCCCAGGATCCGCACACGGGGGTCAACGCTGAGTTCCTTGCTCTCGGGCAGGAGAATAGCGTCGATCTCCTTGATGCTCTCAGAGAGCTTCTCGCGCATCGCAGGGGTCGCAGAGTTCGCAGGGACCTCAACGTCATCGAGGACGATGAGGGAACCACGGGCTCCGGTGATCTGCCCGGTGATACCAGCGGCCTTCACGGAGGGGCTGTGAGCCCCTGCCTTGGCTGCACCGACATCGAAGGAGATGTTGGAGTCCCGGTCGCCCCGGTTCCTGTCAGGGCGTAGGTGCTGTAGGAAGGGCACCTCGTCGATGAGACGGCGGGTGAACTTCACGAAGGAGTCAGCACGCTCCTTGGATGCCGAGATGACTAGGCACTTCTCCTCAGGGTTCAGGAAGAGGCTCCAGAGGACGTAGGCCGAGCATAGGTAGGACTTGCCCACCCCCCGGAAGGCGTGCGTCTGGTTACGCTTGCCGCCGTACTGGAGCCAGTCGCAGATGTCCCGCTGTACCGGGGTGAGGGGCGGGAGGTTCAGGTGCTTCCAGATACGCTCTGAGAAGACCTTGAAGTCGCGGGCGGGGTGATCTGCGGGGATTTTCATGAGAATAGTTGTTTGAGTTGGTCAACGGACGTAGCCAGTACGGCCCGTGACACGGCGCTTGGTTCTTCGTCTTCGCGGTAGTGGACAGCGAGGTAGATCATCTCGGTGCCTGACAGTTTCAGACGGTACAGGCAACCCCGTTTGATTCGGGCGGCGTCCCAGATAGCCCGCAGGGTGGAGTCCTCCGGAAGTTCCTGGGGGATCTTACACAGAGTGCCCTGCTCCGCGAGTTCACGGACAAGGTGGATGTAGTGCTGGTCCGCCTGGCGCTCCTGCCACCGGGTGTTGTGTACCACAGAGTCGTGCAGGGTCCTGAAGGACTCATGGAGCACACGGATGAAGATACGGCACCCCGGCTGGGGGATACCGCCGCTGTTAGACGAGCGGATTATCATGACCCGGCTGATGTCCGTGTCGGACGCCAGGATCTGGTTGAGTTCCTCGTAGATTTGGGTGATCTTGCGGAGACCGGACAGGTGCCTTCGCTGGGCGCGGCCCTTAATGACGGAACGCACCGTCTTGCAGGTCTGTCGGATCAGCACAGGGCCAACAGCCCCTGCGCCAAAGAGGACGCCGATCAGCTCCAGGAGTGTTTGTTTCGGCATCAGTGATCGCCATAGATCGCGCGGTAAGCATCAGAGTAGGCCAGCCCCCACACCGCGTCGTGGGAGGAGCCGTAGTAGTCGGTAGAAAGAAGGTGGGCGTACTCGTGGACGAGCACTTCCACTGCGAGGGCCTCGTTGAGGTCCGCGCGAAGGTCGATGAGTGCGCTGCGCGACCCATCCTTTTGGCTGAGAACGTCGGACTCCCCGAACCCCTCCATCTTCCGCCAGCGAAGGCGAACAGGAAAGGGAACGGGGAGCACGTTGGTGAGCACGGTGAGGACTTCTCGGGCACGCTTACGCGCGTTCCGATCAGCTTCCATACTCTTCTCTCAGGGTGTCTTCGGTCCAGTCGGCCAGCTTCAGGACCGGGTGGTCGTCGTCAGCCTTGGCGTGTCCGGCCACAGAGGGGCCACAGTAGCCCTTCGACTGGAGGTACATCCTCGCAGCCTGCCTGTCAGCCGCAGTGGCCTCAGGGTTCCTGAGAGCGTTCAGATGGGACTCGGCCAGCAGCCGATCCATCTCTTCGAGGGGGTCATCCATTATCGGAGCTCCTTGATAGTGAGGGTCGTGGGGGTGTCGAGGACGACGGCAGAGTCGTTCGCCTTGGTGCCCCGCAGGTTCAGGGAGGCCGTACCGGAGACGGTCACGATGGCCGTCAGGGTGACGAAGGCGCTGCCCTGGTAGGCGTCCTGGATACCCGCACCCGGCCCGTCGAAGCCCAGCTTGACGTACTTGACCTCATCGTAGGCGAGGGTCCCAAGAGCGTCCGTGAGCCACACAGAGGCCACCGACTGCCCGACAACGCTACCCTGCGGGATGCTGCGGAGGCGGGCCTGGGCCGTCACCTCGTATACACCCGTGCTCGGGAGGACCAGATCGTAGTCACCGGAGACGTAGGGGGCCGTGCCGGACCACCACGCGCGGGAGTCTGCGACCTTCTCGACGGGCACAGCGTCCCCCAGGGCGTTGAGGGACTCAGGCAGGGCATAGCCGCCCGCTGCGTACTGAACGGGGTCGGGGGACTGCGGGACCACCCGGAAGGTGCTCACGCCCCCGCCGGGGCTCTCCCAGCCCACGTTGCCCACATTGTTGATACCGAGGGCTCGCCCAGCGTCCGCGATGGAGAAGGCGGGGATGTTCCCACCAGCCACAATAGCGTCCGTGATGTCCGAGAGGCGGGCCGCGTCGCTGCCGTCCACAGGAGCACCGAGGCTCTTGATGGGCAGGCTGTTGGCGAGCCACTTGGTGACACCAATGTCCGAGCGGAGCGCAGAGAGGTCCTCGGCGTCCTGCTCCTGGAGGTTGTAGAGGAGCTGGAGGATCGCCAGGTTGATCTCTGCGGATCGCAGGGTGCTCGGGGAGGCGAAGGTGACCAGGGGGTCAGCGATGGGCGTGGAGCGGCTGATAGCCACCGTGTCGTCCAGGGAGGCCGGGGAGTCCAGCCGGAGCACCTGGGAGGAAGTGAGGGACCACGCCGAGGTCTCCACATCGTTGACCGAGACGGTCAGGTGTGACTCCGAGAGGTACGGGGTCACGAAGGGGAAGTCTTGCTGCCCCCCGGTTGCTGTGAAGGTTTCAGTAATCATTGCTGGTAGAAGTTGAAGTTGAGGCCTTGGCGGCGCTGTTTGCGTGCCTTCTTACGGTCGGTAATATCCTGCCGGAGCTGTGGAATCTCGTTGATGATCTGGGTACGGGCCTTGTCCCGGTATCGCTTGACCACCTTCTTGATTTCCTCCACACGGGGGTTGCTCTCGCCCTCAATGTCCTCGGTGTCAAGGCGTTGGTATCTGTCGGACTTGATGAGCTGTCGCAAAGCCTGTCGCATGGTCCTGCCGCCGATCTTGGTGGTGGAACTGCGCTCAAGCATCTGGTCGTATGCGGAGCGGCCACCCACCTCGTAGGCTTCAGCCTTGAGGTCGATTCCGCTGGTCTTTACGGAAGGCATGGAGATACCCTGCTGGAAACTGGCGAACTCTTCGGCCAGAACCCCGTCACGGACCTTGGAGATGTTGAAGGGGATCAACGTGTTCCAAATCTTGCCGCCGGGGCTGTCTTGGTAGGACACCTCCTCCCCCATAAAGTTCCTGCGAACGTCAACCTTGTTAGACAGGTACGGAACCTTGGCGAGGATGCTGTCCTGTACGTCACTGATGTCCTTGAGTTCCCTGTCGAACATCTGGGCCACATCGCGGCCCACGGACGGCACGAAGGAGCCCAGCCCTGAGCGGAAGGCCATTTCCACCTTGTGGTCGCTGTCTGCGAAGGCGATGTCTACCGCCTGCCGTACACCCGTCATCCAGGTCTTGGAGGTAATGTTTGACGCAATAGCCGCAACTAGGCCCATCGAGATGTCGCCTGTAGCCTCTAGAATGTCGTCGTCGCTGGAGAAGTTCACGGCGTCCACCATGTCAGCCATGAAGCCGAACATGGCACCCGCCACGGGGTCCAGTCGGTCGTAGGAGACATAGTTCCCGTTGACCATAATGCTTCGGCGCTGCCAACCGGCCTGCTCCCACATCTTGCGGGTGCGGTGGTCTCTGGGACCAGTCCCGGTAATGCGCGGGAGCCCGCTGTCGGGGTCCTTGCTGTTGGCTAGGAACACAACCCCAGCGGCTACGGGGACCGCTAGGGTAAGCTCACCGGCTGCCTTGGCGCGGACAGCGGGGTCTGCGCTCTCCAGACGCTTGGTGAAGTTGAAGATGGCCGCACCAAGCTCACCAGAGTCTCCCCGGAATCGGCGGATCATGGTCTCAGCCGAGCCGAGAGCCATGCCCATAGTGCGCTCCCATGTAGCGGAGGCGATGTTCGTGGGGGTCTTCACGAAGGGGACGATGAAGCGCATGATCGCGCTGTTGCTCGTCCAGCCTTGGAGGACCCTGCCGCCAACCTCAATCTGATTCGGCTGGAGGTCGGACGGGTCATCGGTGGCCCTTCGGATGTCCCCGGTAAACGTGATGTCCTGTCCAGCAACGCGACCAGCATCCAGGGCGTCCAGGGTAGACTCAATGTCCCCTTCGCGGGTGATGTTGAGATCATCGAGGAGTTTTTCGAGGTTGTCTGGCAGCTCCTGTCCGTGTTTGCGGAGCGCAAAGGCGGTCTGGAGGTTCTGCTTCGTGGTGGCCCGCATGGCGAGGGCGCGATCTGCTTGGTCCACCGCAGTCCGCATGGCAAGGTCGGTATCCATACCGGCCTCGATGTGCTTTGCGTACATCATGCCAACGTGCTTGGCGCGGCCCATGATGAGCTTGGAGTGCGTGTCGCCCCGGTTCAGGAGGTTTCCGGCGAACTGGTTGACCTTGCCGAGGAGTGACAGGCTGCTGGTCAGGAGGTCGTCCCGACCAGAGTTCAGGAGGAGGAGGGCCTGACGCCCAGCAGCAGACTGGGCCATCGTGGCCTCAATCTTGCTATCTGAGCCCCAGATGTGGTCCCCGTTCTTACCGGCGTAGGCCTTGGCCCAGTCTTTCAGTTTGCGCTGGTGGTTGAACAGTTCACCAGCCTGAGCCTTGGCTGCGTTGGCGAGCCGAGTAGCGTCCTTCTCGTCCAGCTTGGCGAGCCACTTACCGGAGATGGCCCCAAGCCCCTCCTCCAAAGTGTTCACCCAAGACATGATGTTCGCGCCGATCACAGAGATGGATTGTGTCTTCCCTGAGAGAAGCATGGCGTTCAGACGCCACTCGTTGACAATATCGAAGCCCCGCGCGAACACGTTTTTCTGCATGAACTTCGCGGTGGTCGCCAGGCTCTCCTCCCCACCGGAGAGGATGTTGTCCCGAATAATAGTCAAATGTCGGTTCACCTCGTCCTTACTGGCCCCCGTTCGGGCCAGCTCTTCGAGGCGGTCGGGCAGCGTTTGAAAGAGTGCGCTACACTCACCGGCTAGTTTCTTGTTCATGGCTTGAGCCCGCAGGCGTCCATTGCTTTGTTAATACGAAGGTCGTCAAGTTCGACTAGATCCTCAATATGCGCCCGGAGGCCCGTACCGAAGATCGACTTATGGTCAGTGTAGTGCTGGTGCGTCTCACCGAGGGACCGGAAGAGGTTGGCAAGTTCGTGGAGTTTGGCCGAGTCCGGCGTGTCTTCATGCTGGAGGAGCTCATCAACCAGCTTGGACGCTTTCTGCGTGTAGTCGTTTGAGATGTGTCCGAGGGCCAGCATGTTTGAGACCGACTCCGCAAGCTGCTCTTCACTCTGCTTTCCAATTGCGTGGATCATGGCCTTGCGTTGGCGTCCGTTGAGGTTGCTGTATTTGCCCAGGAGAGCAATGGTGGCCTCCTGGAGTTCCATCTTGTCCATCTTCGCCCCCCAGTTCTGGGACTTGAAGATGTTCTCGTAAGCCTGGATGAGGTCTTTTGCGTTCGCAGAGTCTGTCAGCAGACTGCCTCGGGCATCTAGGTTACCAGCGTTGCGGGAGACATCTTCGGGTAGGTCGATGAGCTTGCCGTCAGGGCCTTTGGCCCTAGGGTTGCTGGGGACATCCGTGCGAGCGGCCATGCGCTTAATGGCAGCGAGAACGTCCTGCCCGGTAACATCCCCAACAAGTCCGAGCTCGTCCAGAATCGCCTCCTGCACCTCAGCCACCGCGTCATCTGCAACGGCCTGCCGTGTCGTGCCCGGTGCCCGAAGTGTGAACTGCCCCGTGTCGGGGCTGAACTCCATCTGCGTGCCCTCAGAAAGGTTGGGTCGGGTCTCCTTGGGTGCCTCGCTGGGCGCGTCGGACTCCAGACCGTCTCCCTCTGGGCGGCGCACTTCTGCGTCGGGGAGATCCACCTCAGCACCGCCTTCGTCCGCAACCCTCGGTCGGGCTGTGCCGTCTACGTCGATAACGTCACCGCGAGCAGTGGCTTCGTCAATGTGTCGGCGGGCCTCGGCCATATCACCCTCAAGGACTTTACCACCAGAACCCTCCGGCCAACTGAACTCAGTCTGTTCGGCATTGCGGAACTGCTCGTAGGCTTCCTCCCGCCGGACAGCGGCTTCAGCCATAGAGTCGCCTAGGGCCTTTGTGCCCGCGACGACGGCCTCGTTCGTGCTCTTACCCGCCTTGATGGCCTCCTTGTAGGCTTTGCGGCTGCGGTGCATACCCATCAGGTAGTCACCCACGATACCCAGGACGGCACCCTCAGCGGCGTTCTTGAGTCGGGCCAAGAACACGCTGTCATCTTCGTCGTGCCCGATGTAGTCCTCTAGTCCTTCCAGACCTGGGACCTTGACCAACATATCGGCCAGACGCTCCTCGTTCAGTTCGTAGGCGGCGAAGTCCACGGCGAAGCCCAGGCTGGTGGTCTTCAACAGGCTCTCACCGCGGGCCAGCCAGAGGGCCTTCTTGGTTGCGTTCCCCGTCTTACCGGCGGCTTCGGCCATCTTAATCGCGGTCTTCACGCTGGGCTCCAGCACGCGGGCCGTCTTAGTTAGGCCAGCGCCTTTGGCGACCTTGCTGGCCGCGCCGAGGGCCTTGGTGGCACCCGTGTAGGGAATCAAGAACTGGCCCATCAATGCGGCGAACTCGGGCACCGCGTGGGTCATCTCCCTCGGCTTCCAGTCAATGGTGCCGAAGTCTGTGCCCATCGAGTTGGAGATGGCGGTTCCTAGGTTCCAGATGGAGGTCGCAGCCCCCGCGACGGCGTTGGCGGGAACAAAGGCAGCGTCCAGGGCCAGGGAGCCCGCCTGTTGTAGCAGGCCAGGCTCGGCTGTCATGGCCTCCTCGGACCGGCGCTGCGCCAGCTCCTGGGTGCTCTTCTCCCAGAAGCGGTTGGCACCTGAGCGGTCGTACGCTCCTAGGTTGCTGTTGTGAAAGTCATTCATTGCAGTTTGGGGGGCTGATACGCTTGGCGGATAATGAACTCACGGATAAATGCGTCCGTTGGGTTATCCATCCCTGCGTTTCGGCGTAGATGCTCACGCACCTCGGTGTAAACGGTCTCCCGCGTGTACGTCACAGGTCCATCAGGACCCTCGAAGACACGCTTAAAGTCAGGATTGATCTGCTGCTGATCTGTGAGGATGCCGCTGAAGGCACCTCCCGGTTGGAACTCTTGGAACTTGATGGACATGGCCTCCTCTTTGCCGCTGGTGCGGGTAGAGACGCGGGCCGACATCTCGCGGAGCGTTTTGAGGTGTTCCACGGCGTCCTTGCGGTAAAGGCTCTCGGCCTCGCCAGACACACCCTCCAAGTTCTGGATAACTGTGTCGAGAGCGCCGACCATCTCGTTCCGCATCATGGACAGCATACCGCTGTCTCGCGAGATAAGACGCCATGCGTCGATAGCCGCTTGCGACTCCTCAGGCGTTCCCTGATAGAGCGACACAAGGGCCTCAGTGCTTTCAACGTAGGAGTTCAGGGCGTCTTGCCCCTCCCGTCCTAGGCTCCCGGTAAGGCCCTCGGCGGTAAAGCCGGGCAGACCCCGGAGGTTGTCGCGGGTCTCGTAGGCTTCTTTGACGCCGTTGCCGTACCTCTTCTGCATACCCGAACTGTCGGGGAAGGCCTCTGCGGCCAGGGCGGAAGAGGTGGCGGTGATGTTTTCCCGGCTCACAGAGCCGCCATCTACCACCCAACCAACGGGCCGGGGGACCCCGGTGATGTCGTCAACGGCGGGAAGCCCGCCCGTTCCGTACATCTCTCGTCGCAGTAGCGCCTCCTCCACCCTGGGCTCAAGCTCCGCAGCAATGCGGTCTGAGTAAATCGTGGGGTCCATGACGTTCTCTGCGAACTTCTCGTCGGACAGGATCTCGGAGGCCAAAAGCTGAAGCTCCCGGTCCACCAAGTTCCGCAGGGAGAGCGCCCGCGCATCGCTGACGTTGCTGGCAAACACCGGGCCGTCGTCGCCTGCAACCACGCTGCGGTCACGTTCTAGGATCTTGGCAACCAACTCGGCGCCGACGGGCGCACCGATCTGCAAAACCTGCTTGCGGCCCTGGGGATTAGCCTTGAGGTTCCTGTAGGTGGTGAACACCTGGTCCTGCAACTCCTCCGGCAGGTTCAAGAGCTCACCCTGGCTGGCGCTGAACTCATCGTCAAGCTGGGTCAAACCCTCGGCCATGTTGAGGCGCGAGATGATCCCCGTGGCGGCTTTGGTCTCCTCCTGAACGCGAAGGGTCGAAGCCTGCCGCTCTTGGCCCTGCTCGAAGAGGGTGGACGCCCTCTCGAAGCTGATCTGTTGTTGCCGCTTCTGACGCGCACGGGAGCCTCTCGTCTCATAAATCTCGCTGAAGCCCAACAGGGCCGTCTTGAGCTGGCTGGGGTCCGTGAGGCCCAGTTCGTTGGACAGCTCGCGGCGCTCCTGTAGGCCCATGTCGTCCACTTGGTGGAACAAAGACATTGCGTTACGGGCGGCTGCGTCCATAGAGTCCGAGTCGCCACGCACAGCACCAAAGCGTTCGCCGTTGGTCCACGCAGCCACGGCGGTCTCTGCGCCGCTCATGACCTCGCTGTTCTTGTCCCGCTCACGGAAAGCCCGCGCCTCGGTCTTCGTAAGGGTGAAGTCCGCCCGAAGTTCCCGAAGGCTGGTCCCGATGTCGGGGAAGTCTTCAAGCACATCCGCCGGGAACGAGTCCTCGAACGCCGTGAGAAACTCGTCGATGTCGGCGGCGTCCTCTGGGTCGTTCTTGTTCAGGATGTCCTTCGCTGAGTCCAAATAGGCCCTAGCAGCCTCAATAGAGGACTGCGACATCCGGGGGAGGTCGAGCGGGCTCAGGGCGTCCTTGCGGGTCTTCCAGACACCTTCCAGGAAACTGCCAAGCTCACCGCCGTCTAGCTGTCCGTTGAGGAACTGATCGAAACCTCCCTGGAACTCTGCGACGACGAGGGAGGCCGCGTGCTGCTCTTGGACACGCTGCGCCTTGCCGTAGGCTTGGTTCATCCGGTTGGTCAGGGACCGCTCAGTGCGGGGCGTGAACGCAGAGAGGGCGAAGGGGCTGAGGCCGTCCGAGGCTCCGCGGAGGATCTCACGATACGCGGCCTCGACTTCAGCGACCACTGCATCTCGGTCGTCCTCGATACCGATGCCCGCCAACATATTCTCTGCCGTGGCGTCGAACGCGGCCATTGAGGTCTCCGCGTCCTGGGCCCGTCCCACACCCTCCAGTTCGTCGTAGGAGAGGCGGAAGGCGGGGTCGGTGAAGGCGTCAAAGCCTCCGTGCTTGCGGATCCGCTTGAGCACCCGCGATGTGGTGATGCCGGACTCCGCAACCTCCTTCTGGATCTGGGCCTCGCTCTTGCCGTCCGCACGCATGGCGTACACGGCCTGCGCCAGGGGCTCCAGGGTCTTATCGTCGAACTGCTTGTTCTGCTGGGCCACCCCTGCAAGCGTCTGAGACAGCGAGGACAGGGCAGCACCCGTAGCGGCACCCCGCGAGGGGGTGGGGCGCATGACGACTTCGGGCGAGAAGGTGTCCACAGGGGTCGCCTGTACGTCCCGTACGCCGAAGCCGAATTCTTGGGGTTTCTTTCTCATCAGATGAACTCTCGACCGTCCACAGTGGGCGTGGTGACTTGTGCGTAGGTTCCGATGGTCGAAGCACCGAGCTGGAAGAGCTGGCCGAAGATGTCAGGCTGCTGGGGCTGGTACGAGGACATGGCGGAACGGATGCGGTTAGTGGCTTGTGCGGCGACCTGCTGACGCTGGGCGTCCATCTGGTCTCTCGCACTCTGTAGGTTCTGCTGCTGGGCGATGATCTGGGACATCTTCTGACGGGCCAGATCGGACTCCAGGGCTTGCACAGAAGCCCCTGAGACGCCCCCTGCGCCCGCCTGTGCCACGGTGGCACCACGGGCCTGAGCGGACTGCCTGAGGAGGTTCTGGAGGATCTGGGCGCCCTGCTGGACCCGCTGCTGCTCCTGCTTGTTCAGTTGGGAGAACTGGAAGGAGGCGTCCTTGAACGAGGCCTGGGCCGTCTCCTCCCACATACGCTCGGCATACTTCGCCTGCTTGCGCTGGTTGGAGATACCTGAGGCGATGTCGAAGAGGCCTCCGGCGATGCCGAGGCCCATAGCGGCCTGACCGAGGCCGAATGAGAAGCCCGACGCGGGGTTGGCCGCGCCTGCGAGGCCGGAGGCCATGCCTCCACTCATGGGGAACATCATGATCTAATATAGTTGGTGAACAGGGTGCCCGTCCGGTCGGATCGGGTGTTGGCTTTAAATCCAGAGAGCCTCAGCCAGGAGACCAGCTTGGCGTTGTCGCTCAAGACGGTCGTGCTATACTGGGTGTAGATTTCGTCCAACTTTGGAAGGATAACGCGCCGCCAGGCGCGATTGAGCGAAGGGTAGTGCTGGTTCCACAGGGACTCCGTGGAGAGCAGCCAGACGTAACCGACGCCTGTTGGGCGGTCCCAGGCACCGTGGCCCCACACCCCGAGAAGCTCCCCCTCGTCGTCACAGATAGTGAAAGCCTGCTCCGACTCTTCAATGGAGAGCCGGATGGCTTCCGCCGGGTACTTGTCTCCGTCCGAGTAGGCGTAGGAGATCCAGCGGCGGTCGTTTTCGTGGAGGTTGGGTTCCAGCACATAGGCGTGGTCCCCGTGAGCTTCTTCGAGGTGCAGGGTGGTCATGATTGTCGGTAACGTGCGTTGAAGCGAATAGCCCAGGCCCCGTTGACCAGGGTGGAGGGCATCGCGGTATCGTTTGAGAGGGTAAGGCGGAACTCATCGGAGCTCGCGTGGATAGGCACGGAGAACTCGCGGTTTCCCAGGACGGAGGGAGTGATCTCCCCCACATCCATCCGGTCCGCCAGGAACTCCTCAGTGGCCGTGTCTTGCCCCACAGCCTCCACAGTCGCCAGGAGATACCCGGTGTCTGTGAGGGTCACAGTGAAGTCACGGACCAGCGTGCGGCCCCCGATGACCGAGGTGCTCCCGCCCTGCTGGGAGGGCGCTTGGACCACCGGGCGGGTCATGGTGAGGCTGCTGTCGTACTGCTGCCCCACCCAGACATCTACGTCGCTCAGGTCCATCTGAGCAGACACGGTGCCCGCCACGGCGTCCTGGGAGGTCACAGGGACAGGGGCTCCGTACTCGTAGCCCTCTCCGTCACTGACGACCAGCATGAGCGTGTCGTCGGCAGCAAAGTCGAAGGGGACCGTGAAGGTCGTGGTGTTGGTGCCACGGTCGTAGGTGCGATCCGCAGGGTCGTCAATGAGTGACAGGCGGTCCATACGGGGCTTGAAGGACTCGGTGAGGTCACCACGGCCTGCGCCGAGGAGCACCTTCTCCAGGCGCGTCTTACCGTCCCTGTTGATGAACAGGTACACGCTGTCCCTAATGGTCGCAGCGTCCACCAGAGTACCCCCAGGGAAGTCCCAGCGGCCCCATGCGGACATGAGGCTCTGGTTCCCCGCGCGGAGGTACTGGTACAGGAAGAATTGCCCGTCGTCGGTGAGACACACCAGATCGTTGCCGCCGCTGGCGGTCATGACCTTACGGGTGGTGCTCGGGAGCAACCGGGGGACCGCGAGGGTCGTCTCGACGGCCTGGAGGTCACCCTCGTACTGCCCCGGGACGAGCTCACGGACCTGCACACTGGACCCCGTGGTGAACAGGGAGAACAGGGAGTTGCCCTGAGCCACAGGGGAGATCGCGGGGGAGGTGCGGTACTGGCCCGTCACCTTGGCCGAGATCGTCGCAGGGGACAGGGGACCGCCGGAGCCGTCGATAGCCGCCTGTGCCGTCTCAGAGAACGCAAAGAGCTTCCGGTCGAACGGGACCGCGTGGTACACCGCTGCGCCTCCGAGGGAGGCCACGGTGACATCAATGGGGTCCGAGTCGGGAACAGAGAGAACCGTTGTCCTCCAGAAGTTCTCGATCTCTCCGGACTCCGACATGATGACGTTGGCGTCCGAGGTGAACCCCAGGCGATCCTCATGGTAGAAGATGTCCAGGATCCGCCCACCCACGAAGGAGGGCTCCGGGTTAGTCAGGGCGTCTCCAGCGGGGCGCTGGCCCCAGGTGACCGGGGAGAAGGTCCAGTTGCCACCAGAGTCCCTCTGGAGCCTGTGGGGCATCGTGGAGGCGTCAAGGCCTCCCGTAGTCTGCCCAGGCTCCACGGACTCACGCCAGAAACCCCTGCCGAACAGGTTGGCAGAGTAGGAGTAGTATTGCTCCTCGTCCGAGTCAGTGGTAGTGGCCCACTCCTCGGTGGAGAACTGTACGAAGTAGTCGTCCTCGGCGGTAGTGCCCACGCCACCCGTGATGCGAACCACGGCTCCCTGCTTGAAGAATACAGGCAGGTGCGTGATGTCTTCCACCTCGTCCACCCAGAGGTAACCGTAGTCCTCCACGGGGTTCGAGCCAGCATCCTCCACTTCGAGGGTCAGGGGGTTCGCCGCAGCGGCCCCTGTGGTCAGGAAGAAGGAGGAGGACTGCACCGACTCCGAGGACGGCAGGGTCATGTAGGCGTCCTCCACCGTGATGGTGGGGTCGATCACGACAATGGCGTTAGCCAAGGTCCGCGCCACATACGAGGGGCTGATCTGGGACGAGTTGGTGATAGTCAGGCGGGACACGGCGATCCAGTCACCCGCACTGTGCCCCTCAGCGGGGTCCAGGTAGAGGGCCTGGAAGTCCGGGTCAAAGTGCGCCGCGTCGAAGGGGTCGATACCCGAACCGCTGCTGTAGTCCGTGTTCCAGGTGCCCGCAGTGGGCTGGCCGGAGGTCGGGTCAGCTACGGCGGCGAATGCGTCCGAACCGGGCGCGCTGTCCCCGAAGTGGATACGCGAGGGATCAATCGTGCGGCAGTCGAAGTCCGCAAGGGTGTTCGACCGCGCAGAGGTCTGCAAGGCGTCCACGAAGATCGGGTCGGTGCCCGCAGCCTGCCCCGCAGTGAGCTTGTAGGGCTGGGCTGAGGCGTTGGTGACGGATCCGGAGTACCCAAGACCACCCAAGGTGTTCGGGGTGGCCTGGGTGGTCACGGAGACCGACGCGGTGCCCACCGTCAAGGTGTAGGTGTGGTCGTAGGCCGTCTGTCGGATGAAGACACCAGCGTCCCCGGACTGCCTCCAGGGCGCGTAGTCCTTGCCGGGAGCTCCCAGGACCGTCACATCCACGTTCGAGACGTAGAGCGTGTCGGCCACCTGCTGGAACCGGAAGCTGCCGTGTGTGGCTCCGGAGAGGTAGTCAAAGGCCCCGGAGGGCACCGTGACGCTCTCGATGGTCCCATCAGCGTTGAAGACCTTGACCGCCGTATCGTCCACGGCAACCAGGAAGTCCGCATCGTCGCGAGACATCGCAACCACCTGAGTCTTCGCGGGGTCCATCTCAATCAGATATTCCTCCACATGCTCAGTGGGGAACCGTTTGGTCGCCCCCTCGGTCGGCAGGTACTCCATGTTCACGGAGTCGTCCACCAGGTTCGTAGGGCGGATCGCCTTCGACTGCTGGGAGATGCCGCCCAGGAAGGCCGGGACAGATTGGCGGAAAGTCATTACACGTTAGGGTAGCGGGGAGTTCCGGGGACGTAGTTGGAACCTTTGAGGAACGGGAGGTACATATCGTTCAGCATCGAGATGTGTCCGGTGTCCGCCTCACGCTGGTCCAGGATCATCTGAGCGTTCTTCTCCTCCACATAGAGGTTCTGGCGACCCTCGTCGGCCCCGACGTACTGCTCGTAGACCACGCGGGCTGCGCGGGCTGCGATGTAGGTCTTGGCCTCGATGGGGAGTTCGTCCCACTCAAGCTGAAGCTGGGCCGTGCCCTCCTTCGCTCCGTCGTGGACGTAGGTTTTGTCTCGGCGGTCGTACAGACGAGTGCCGCGCTGGATCAACCAGGGCTCATCGTCCGAGTACCAGCGGGTGACGTTCTCAGGTACCGGGACCTCGCCCGTGGCCGCGTCCTGGGCCAGGGTGAAGTCGTACTCGGTGTTGAAGGACCAGCCCTCAGCCTGTACGTCGGTGGAGATTTGTCGCAGGATTGACAGGGCAATCTGCGTGTTCTTTGAGGTCGCGCCGTCGATGGTGTTTACCGGGGGAAGTCCCTGCCCGGCGAGAATCCGGTTGACGGCTGCGAGTTCGTTGAAGGTGCTCATGTGTGCGGGGGGATAAAAGGGTGGCGGCACCCCCGAAAATTCAGGGATGCCGCCGGGGTTGAGGTGAACCTCAGAGACTGGGATCAGGCAGCACTGTCGTAGATCGTGGCAAGGCACTCGGGGCGAAGAACCCCGTGGCCGCAGACGATCTTGGAGACAAGCAGGGTGCCCTGACGCTCGACCTGGTAGTCGGTCTCGGTCTGGACGCTCTGGCGCATGACGGTGCCGATGGCACCACGCTCCATCGCGAGGGCGGTCACACCACGGGCGGTGGTGTAGTCCGAGTTCTCGCCAGAGCCGGGGGTGACGGCGCTTTGCGGGAGGTGGTTCGTCCACTCGATGTTAAACCCGTAGCCCTTGAAGATCGCGCCGTTCGCCTGCGAACCGTTCCCGGCGTTGCCGAAGTCGGTGTTGAGGAGGGCGCCGTACTTCTGGAGGGCGTAGTATTGGTCCGGGCGGATGAAGAACGTAACGTCGTCCATCGGGACATCGCGCTCCGCGAAGCCGGAGGCCGCAGCGACCATCGCGTCTTCGAGGGCCTGCATACCCGCGGTGTCGGTTCCGTTCACGCCCGTCTTGTTGATGAGCTGGGAGTCCGTCTTGTCGGCGTTGATCGCCTCGGTGAAGTCCGAGCCAACGGAGGCAAGCGCGTGGTTCGTGGCGAGCGCGAAGAGCTGCTTGTCCATCTTGCGGGCCAGGGCCGCGCCAAGCTGGAAGGAGTATTCCGAACGGGTCTCGTAGTGCTTGACGAGCTCGTCCCAGTTGTCAACGAAGATGCTGGAAAGCAGCACTTTGTCCACGGCAATCGTGGTGTCCGTGTGCTCAACGTCCGAGAGGTAGCTCTTGGTGTTGTCGAGCAGCGACTCGCCGCGAACGTGGTACGCGGTGTCGGCCTGACCGATCTTCGGGAACTGGAAGTCCTTGCCCGCGCCGACCGTCATGACGCGAGACTTCTGCATCATCAGGTTCTTGTCACGGAAGACATTGAGGACTTCGCCGGAGAACATCGTCAGCAGAAGCTGATCGGTGCCCGTGAGGTTCTTGTTGCCCGCGATGGTCACGGGGTCAACGGTGGGGTAAGCCATAATAGCTAAAAGTGTAAAGTGTGTAGGGAGTGAAGTAACAGGGTTGCCATTCTGGAGTGCCCGCGTCTTCGACTTGTCCACCCTTGGGTGGGTCGCTGCATCATACTCCTACACGGCAGCACCGCAGCGTCCTGCCCTGGCCGGGGACTTAGGGACCTCTGCGGTGTGTGAGATACACCCCGGCTGCGCCAGGGTGACCCTTTCGGGATTTATTCTTTGGGGCCGCGAATACGGCGAGACAACGCCAGGACACCACCGCCGCTCGCGCCTCCGAAGAGGACAAGCAGGAGGATGTCGATGAGGTCGTTGCCTGTGGTCAGGATATCATCCCCGGCCTCGCGGGCAGCAGCATCCAGCCGCTCCGACGATTCCTTGAGGATCTCGCGGACGAGCTCGTCCCGCTCAAGTGCGGTGATCTCGCCCTCGGTGTAACTCTCGTCCACGCTATCGAGCAGGACGGTGGTTTCTTCCTCGATGGCCTCGTACTTGGCACCGAACTCGGAGAAGGTGCCGCAGCCGAACAGCGGGAGGAGGAAGAGAAGGGGAAGGAGGTATTTCATAGGTTGGAGACGCCCAGGCGTCGCATGAAGTCTTCACGGTAAGCGGGGTCCGTCGCGTACTTCGGGTCGCGCTGGGCCGCAAGCATAGCCTCATGGGAGGCAAAGGGGACCACCCCGGACGGGGCAGCGGTGCCCTGGGCGAACGGGGCCGATGCGGCGCCCGACTGCTCGATCAGGCCGCGCATGATGGCGGTCTGGCCGTCCACAGAAGCACGGGACATGTCCGCGTTGATCGCGTCAAGCTGCGGCTGGGTCATGTTCTGCTGGGCCCACTCCATCGCACCGCGGACAACGCTGTCGCCGCCGAGGGCTTCGGTGACCTGACGGGCCGTGTCGCGCCGCCGCATCTCCTGGAGTTCAGCCTGGAGCTTCGCAACGTCCTCAGCGGTCGCCGGGGCAGCCTCAGGGGCCGCAGGGATCTCAAGAGACTCCACGGGGGCCGGGGCCGGAACGGGCTGGGGAGTAACGTCAACGGGTTGGGGGTTCTGGTCAGTCATAGATCAAGCGGGGGGTTGTGCGGCCTGTTGGCGCATCATTTCGGGGCCGAGGGCTTCCACTGCCTGCTGCTGCTGTCGCTGCTGCATGATCTGGGCGAGCTCCTCTGGAGTACGAATGTATTGGTCTTTGGGCAGGTTGAGCGCGGTAGCCATGTCGGCGGCAACCGCGTCGAATCGAATGAAGTCCACAAGCTGGTCCGGCGGGACGCTCTGCTGGAGAGCCCCCAGGAACTGCTGGATCCGCATAGCCTTGTGGTTCCGCGAGATGGCCTCAAGGCCCGTGGCGATCACAGGCTGGACCTCTTGCGGGATACCGGGGATGGTGCGGCGGATCCGGTTGAACAGGTACTGGACGATGGGCCGCTGGACCGTCTGGGCCAGGGCCGCGTAGGTGTTACCAAGGGCGTCCTCAAGTTCCTGAGCGACGAAGCGGATCTCCTCGGAGGTCACACGCTCACCTGCTCGCTGCACGGAGGAGTTCAGGAGGAAGCTCTTGGAGAGCGAAAGGGAGATGTCGTTCTGCTTCTGGTAGGCGATGGCGAGGTCTTGGCCCTTCTCGGCCTGGACCGCACCAACGTCCTCCGGGTCCCCCACACGCACAGAGCCGTTGGGCGCCTTGGCGATGGATGCGGGCTTCGTAGCGGAGCCGGGGCGGGTGAGGAAGATGACCTTGCTCATGACCAGCGCGGCTTCCGCTAGGGCACGGGAAATCTGCTCAAGGACGAGCAGGTCACCGTGGAGGTCCTCAACGAAGCCACGCCCGTAGCTGTACCCGTAGATCGGGCAGAACTGGAGAGGCATGAGGGGCAGGTCCGCCTCGGAGACCTCGCGGCGGGTGCCCTCGATGGGCTCCCCGGCGATCTCCTGGAAGAACTCGAAGCGACCGTTGGCGAGCCTGCGGGCTCCCGTGAACAGGTCGAAGACCTCTTTGTGGATCCCGCCCTCCATCGAGGCGTCCACGGAGGTCGAGTTCTGCTGCTCGCGGGTGAGTTCATGGCCCAGGCGCTCCTCGGCGTCCGTGCGCCCGATCCCCTGCCGCAGGATAACGGTGCGGAGGCGGTTGTCCGGGTCACGCTCGACAACGTAGTGCCGGAGGTCCGAGGTGATGGGGCTCTTGCCGCCGGGGCGGTCGTAGATCAGGGCGTTGCCCGTCACCACCAGGAGCCGCATGGCCTCAGCCAGGGCGGGACGCCAGCCCTCGGTGTCGAACTCAGAGAGAGCCTGCTGCTCCAGGAGTTGGAGGGAGGCCTCGATCTCCGAGACGACCGTGGAGGACTGCTCACCCGTCTCGGCCACGATCTGGGCCTTCGCGTCGGGCGACATCTCCAGCCGCATGAACGGCAGGGTCGGCGGGAAGAGGGACAGCATCAACTTGGAGCTGAGGTTGTTCACCCCGCGTGCGCCGATGCTCTGGAAGTTATTGGGGAACTCCGCGCGGTTCATGTTCTCGCGCGGCTGTACGGAGGGGATGGTGAGGACAGCCGATTTGTGGCCGACCTCTAGAAACTCGTGCCGGACCTGTTCCAGGGCTCGGTACTGAGTTGAGAGGGAGGGGGAGTTCATGAGAGGTAACGCTTGGCGCGGTCGAAGATGTCAAGGTCTCGACCGTCTTTCAGGTGGCCGATGCCGGAGTTGCAGCCCCCGCACAGGAGGCCACGGACGATACCAGTGGTGTGGCAGTGATCCACCACGGCGGTGCCTTTCGGCATATGTGCGAGGCAGATAGCACAGCGCCCGTCTTGGGAGTCGAGGAGCTCGTAAAACGCCTCCTTGGACAGGGAGTACCTGCGCTCGATCTTGTCCCAGCGGTCGCTTTCCGCCTTACAAAGCCTACAGACGCTCCTGCGACCGTCAGGTGCAGAAGCGTCTTTGTGGTAGGCCGCAGCGGGCTGGTTGTCCCCGCAGGTTCGGCAGCGTTTCATCGTGGGATGTCGAAGTTGGCAGGAAGCCGGACATCGAAGCGCCGCATGGTCTGTCGGGCGGCGCCCGCCTGGGCCTGCTCAGAGGCCTCAGCGGTCTCCTGGACCCTCACAGCCGTCTCAGCGGGTGCCGGGGGCTTGGGGATCTCCTGGATGCTGGGAGGCTTAGGGGTTTTTCCGCACATATTATCGGTTGAGGTACTGGTCCACAGGGACCGGGCCGGAAGGCTCGGGGGCCTCCTTGGGCGCGTCGAACCTGATGTCGTACTCCCCCGTCAGCCGGGAGATGAAGTAATCGAGGACCTCTTTCCGTCCAGCGTCCCGCATGATGCCAGGGAGCAGGGCCAGGGGGTCCGGGGTCGAGTCGAGGCGCTCGGAGGCGTTCCGGGTGGGAAAGCGGTCCTTGGCCTCCTCGATGATCGTCTTTACGATGTCGGTATTCATGGAAGTTATCTTAGGGGTACCCAAACTCTCAGGGGGTCCACAGGACGGGTTTTTGGGCCTCCTCGTCCCAGTCCAGGGGCCGGAGGATACGGGCCACGCGGGCCTGCTGGAGAGCGTCCTCGGCGGTCAGCTCCTTGTCCTCAAAGGCCTCCACGATAGCCGCCCAGGTCTCGGGGATCTCCCCGCCTGAAATCTCACCTGGGATACTCCCAGCGCGATCCAGGAACGCCTTGGCCTTCACGGGTCCCATTCCGGGGCACCCAGCGTAGCCGTCCACCCGGTCCCCCACCAGGGTCTGGAGGAGCCAGTTGTAGTTCGCCTGGGCCGGGGAGACCTCGGTAACCTTGTCCCGCATCAGGGAGTAGACCTTCGTGGGGATGGTCAGCAAGTCCTTGTCCGATGCCGCGATGTAGTCGAAGTCCCCGTGGAAGATCCCCAGGAGGTCGTCGGCTTCCAGTCCGGGGCGCTCGATGGTGTGGTACTCGTCCTCCACCCACTGGCGAAGCCGGGGGAAGGCGAGGGGCTTACGGGAGTTCTTCCGGTTCGACTTGTAGGTCGGGAGGACATCCTTGCGGAAGTTCTTGCGGTCTGAGAGGGCCATGACGACCTCCTCAGCCCCCAGAGCCTCGCAAATCTTGGCCTCCTGGTCACAGAAAATCCGCTGGGTCGTCCCGAAGTCGGACATGAGGACATGGTTGCCGCCCATCTCCAGGTCGTATTCGGCGGCGGCACAGGCCTTGTAGATGAGCTCGTCGGCGTCAATGAGTACGTTCGTCATATCAGTGGGTGTCGGCCCAGGAGGAGCCGAAGTCTGCGGAGCCCACGAGGGGCACCTGGATTTCGAGGAGTCTCTGCGTTTCGTTGAAAGCCCTCTCCACACAAGCGGAGAAGGTGTCTTCGAGGCCGGGCCGCAGTGAGCCCTGAACCTCATCGTGGATATGCCCGGTGGCAAAATAGTCGGTGCCCACACGGACACCAGACTCTTCTAGGAATTGCTCCAGCAGGACGGGGACCATCTTCATGACCGCCGCACCGTCGCTCTGAAGCTGGGAGTTCAGGACGGCGTGCTCGTGGCGAATGCCGACCCGCATACCGAGGAGGGACTCAACGTACCCCCGCTTGAAGTCTGCGGCCAGCTTGTCCTGAAGCAGATCCATCCCGTCGATCTTCTTGATGAGCGCCCGGCGGACAGCGGCACCCTTCTTGGCCCCGCCCTGCACCAAGCGTCCCAGCAGCTTGTCACCAGCCCCGTAGAGGAAGGCGTAGGAAATCTGTTTTCCTCCGTTCCTGTCCACCTCGAAGATTTCAGAGATCGCCTGGGCGTGCATGGTGTGGACATCGGTGCCCTCCTCCTTCTTGCCGGAGTGGACAGCGTTCGCGTAAGCCCCGCCGTCGTAGGGGGCCAGACGATTCGCCAGCATACGGAGTTCGAGGCCGTCAGCGTCGAAGCCCGCCTGCCTGTACCCGTTGAACGGGATGAAGATGGAGCGCATCTCCTTGCCGTAGGGCTTCCTGATGGAGCAGATGTTCCCCGTGTTGGGGCTCCGGTGGGCACAGCGGCCCGTCACGGTCCCCGTGGAGATCGTACGACCGTGGAGCACATCGTTCTCGTCACAGAGCTTGAAGTACGCCTGGTCCCCGTCAGAGAGCACGCCGATGCGAGCCTTGATGATGTGGTACTCCGCGACCTTTGCGGCGATGGGATAGATCCGGGCGATGTCCATGAGCGCGGCCTCGTGTAGCGCCGGGTTCCCCTTGGCCGTGAGCTCCCGGGGGACCCACCCGTACTTGTCGGAGAGCCTCCGGGCAAGCTGCTGACGGGAGCCGGGGTTGAACGGGATCATCTTGTCCGGGCACTTCTCGCCCCGGTACTTACACATGACCATGCGGGGATTCCCGTTGGGGTACGGCTTGTGCTTGATGTATTTAGGGGGGAACTCGGATTGGATCTCGTCCTCCAACTCCATCTTGCGGTCCTCCAAGGTCCGCAGGAGCTTCATAGCGCCCTCGCGGTCCAACTGCACCCCGGTGCGCCCCAGGCGCTCACAGAAGTCTGCGAACAGGGTCTCCCAGTGGTGGTTCTCAGGGAGGCGGCTGGCGAGCACGCCGTACAGCTTGCAGTTCACCACGACATCCTGGCGGCAGTAGTCCGCCATGCTCTGCGTGAAGGTGGACCAGTCCCCACCGGGGTCGCCCTTGGGCTCCCCGAGGCGGTTGCCCCAGGAGGCCAGCGAGTGTTGCCCGATGAACTTGCCCTCGATGCGGCCTTGCTCATGCAGCCGGAAGTCGCGCTCCCGGCGGTCGGAGTAGATCAGTCGGCTCCACACTGTCGTGTCGTGCAGATCCTCCGGGGAGAACCGCAGACCGTACAGCTTCTCAAGCGCCGGGCAATCGTAGCCGATGATGTTGTGCCCAGCGAGCTTGCCGCCTTTGGCAACGTGGGCTTGTAGGTAATCGACACCCTCCTGCGTAGAGCCCGCGCACGGCGTGATTTCCTCGTCGTCGTGGAAGAGAAGCACCTCTTCAGAATCCGTTGCAGTCGCTGGAGCGACCGCGATGCAGTGAAGGGTGTGGAGTTCGGGGAGGAGTCCATTGGTTTCGATGTCGAAGACGAGAACGTCCTCAGAGAGCGGTGTTGACGCGAGCTGCAAGTTCTTCGAGTGTGCCATTGTTCGTTACGGTGGTGTCTGCGAGGTCCAGCAGACGGGTTGTGTTCGTTTCGGATTTGTGGTCATTGACCGGGCCGTAGCCGGGCCTGTGGACGGCGACCACGATGCCGCCCTTCTTCTTCACCCAGTCGAGCTCGTTGTCGTACCGGATGTCCGTGATGATAGCCTTGTCCGCGATGATGGCAGGCATGGATTTCACCCAGAAGTCCTCGTCGAAGTCCCTGAGTCTCTGTCCTAGACGCTGGAGCTTCTCGCGGGTCTCATGGAGCCCCCGACGCTTCCAGTCCTCCAGGCGCTCCAGGGAGTCGCCGTAGGTCTTGTCCGTAGCCAGCAGGAG